CGTATTCTGTCCTACCCTTTACATACTCGAATATCTCTTTCCGTGTTGTCCACTTCACAATCAATCCGTCGTTTGGGTCTACTTCGTAGAAAAATATATAGTCGAAGTTGTTTGGCTTGACTGCCCTATACTGGAATTCCCGCCAACCTTTCTTCCACTTGGAACTATTAGCCAGTGCCGACTTTACTTCGATTCGCACTGTCTTGTATCCTCTTGCGTATGTGCTGTCCTTTACTTTATATTCTACGTCATGAGGTGCCGCGTGAGTAGTCTTCTTTACTTGCTCATTGGATAGTCCTAACTGTCTAGCTATTAGCCTAGCGGTTAGCTGTTCGGTTATTTCTTCGCGGTAGTCTTTACCTTTGACGAACATATCAAACGCTTGTCTGTTTCGTTCGATGCTATAGCGTGCGTCTGGTGTTGCTTCGTTCTCTATTACTGCTATGTCGTAGTCTGAGATGCGTGTCATAATTCTGCTTTCGTTGTTGTTGTGTCGTTCGTTATGCTTTAAGTATACTATCTATATCGGCACACGTCAATAGATACTTAATCATTTTCTCAGAATAATCGCGTTTATTTTTTACCCCCCTCGTGGGGGGCGAGGCCGCCGGGTGCCCTACCCCCCATCAGTAGGGGATTTTTTAATCCAGTGCCGTACCGTGCTTGGCGTGGTACTTGGCTTGGCTCTCCATTAAGGAGCGGTCAACCTTGGTACATGTGATGACCTCGCGCCATTGTGAACGGTCTTCACGTCCACGATTCCACCACGTCTCACCGTCGATGGTCGTAAGGTCGTCACGCTCAACGCGCGTGCCTGTCTCACCATCTTTAGGATGGTCGTAAGTGATATAGAACCAGTCAACATCTCTAAGCGGTGCATTGTTTCTTACTACTGACATATCTGTCTCCTTAAGCGTTTGCGAATTCTGTTAGTCGTGCCTTGGTTTCCCATAGGCGTTCTAGTTTAGCCATCACACAACTTTTATTGTGTGCGCCCAATTCTAGTTTATGCTCTACAAGAGCGGCTTCAATCTTCAAGTTAATCTTGAACAGTTCTAGTTTAACGTTTTGTTTAGTGATAGTTTTCATTTCGTTTTCCTTTGTTCGTTGTTTTGTATGCCTTTATTATACATACTTATCAGCATTTGTCAATAGCTATCTTTAACTATTTATGATTTTTTTTAGAATATCTTTTTTATCCCAAAGCAATTCCAATTCATTAGCGACAATACTTTTGTTGTACTGTCCTAATTCGTTGGCGTGTTCAACAATCTTCTTTTCAATCTGTCGTTCTACTTTGAACAATTCTAATTTGGCTTCGTTGCGTGTCATGTTTAATTCCTTAATCGTTTAATTGTTATACTAGTAGTATATACTAAGTATCGTCAAAAGTCAATAGCTATCTTAACAAAATTCTGAAATAATTCTAATTAATTCTGTTACCCAATAATGGCCTACCCATAATGTAATAACTGTAATGAATGTAATCATAGCCGCGTCGATAATTTTTTCTAACATATTATTTCCTTTCGTTAACTGTTATACTTAACTATAACATATATCGTCCACAAGTCAAGTAATACTTTAATATAATATGAGAATAATCTTATTTATTTTTTTACCCCTCTTGTAGGGGGTGAGACCCTCGGGTGCTTCCCTACTGTCATTATGGCAGGGGCAGTTATTTGTTCTGTCATCTTGGCATCTGTTACTGTCATTTTGGCGGGGGTGGTGTAAACACAACCAAGACACACAGAATTAAATGTCTATCCCAATCCACCCTAACCGCCCCTATCGGTAGTATTGGCGCCCTCCTCCTTCTTTTGGTTGATTCAACAGAGGCATATTCGCCTCCTCTGGAGTCCGCCCACCTTTTTTAGAGTTACATTTGAAACAGGCGCACACAAGATTCTCCCATGTATCTTTTCCGCCCTGCCATTTTGGTTTTACATGATCCAGAGTCAATTTATCTGGATTCTTTGTGCCACAGTACTGACATGTGTAATCATCGCGCAAAAATATATTTCTTCGACTCGGACCCGCCTTATATGTAAAAGATATGAACTTTTTAACCATCGCCACCTTGGGTAGTGGATAATACTCTCCATTCGCCCCAAGTATTCTTCTCTCATGGAACTCAATGGGTACAATCGCCCCTTTAAGCATAAGAGTGATACCTTTCTGCCAACTCAGCTTAGTCAGTATACTATAATCCATATTTAATATTAGTGTTGTTTCCATATAAGTATATATAATACCTCACATTGAACTGGACTTTAGTTTTTAAGTACACCCAAAATCGCCCTTGGAGTTTTCCTGCTATTCTTTTTTACACAAATAGTCACAATAGTTTCATGGCATCTTTTTTAAAAAACACTCTTTTTTGTGTATAGCTTTTTACATCTTACTATAATATGATAGTAGATTTTTATTTTTTTAACATTTTATTGAATGGAGTGCGCACATGTTCAATAGTAAAAACGAACCTAAAAAGGTTGAAGCTGCTGAAGATTTTGTAGCTAAGGCTTCCGAAGAACTAGAAGAGGCGGTTGCTGAAGAGATTGAGGTCGAAGATCCGACTGTAGAAGAAGCTGCGGCGGTTATTGAGGAGCTAGCTGAGGAAGTAGCAGAAGAAGAAGTTGCTGAGGAGGCTGTTGCTGAGGATACCCCACCTGTAAGACATAGAGGGCCTCAAGCTTAATGCGAATACCTAGTAATATGTCAGAACAAGAAGTTGTTGACACGATTACTAAAGTATCAGAAAGACTGTCCAACAAATTTACATTTGCGTTTTACACGGCTGAAGATATTCGGCAAGAAGCCTTTATTCTAGGAATGGAAGCTCTAGAGAGATATGATGAAGGAAAGCCTCTTGAGAACTTTCTGTTTGTCCATATTGGTAACAGACTGAAAAACTTCAAGAGGGATAACTATTTTAGACATGATGAGGGGAAGGCGGAGAAGGTTCAGAAGAGGAAGCGTAACTTGTTGGAGCCGGCGAATCTGGAGGACTTTAGTATAGCTAAAGGGGGCGACGACTTGAGTTCAAAGATTTCTGACGAAGAAATTATAGAATTAGTAAAGAGAAATATACCGGCGAATATGAGGGCGGACTTTCTTAGACTATGTGCGGGAGTCACGCTACCCAAGGCGAGGCGTACCGAAATAATGGGTGTTATTAGGAGGATCGTAGAAGGATGAAGAAGCGAGGTAGGTTCTCAGTAGAAGAGGTGCAATTTATCGAGCAGAATTGCGAGGCTCTTTCTCCACAGGCAATAGCGGATCAGCTAGATCGAGATGTCTCATCTATTACAAAGTATATCGAAGAGAATATAGGTTTCTCGGCGAAGCAGAAAAGAGAAGTGGAGGCTCATCAAGAGCTAAAACGGAAGCCTTACTATAAGGAGCTAGAAAAACAGTTCTCCGAGGCTGAATTAGAGATGTTTCAGTTTCACTTCAAGAAAATGTGGGCTCAATTCAAGGACGACGTGTTTCATACAGAAGAAATCCAAATCGTCGATACTATCAAGCTCGAAATTCTAATGAACAGAATCCTGACGGCTCAGCAGGATAATATTACAAACATAGAAAACACGCAGATGCTCATAGACGTTGAAAAGCAGATGGATCATCAAGATCAAGACCGTGACTACATCTCGTCGTTAGAGCGACAGGTAGCTATGTTTAGGGCGGCTCAAGAGACGCTATCTAAGGATTACAAAGATCTGCAAGCACGTAAGGCAACAATGCTCAAGGACCTAAAAGGTACTCGTGAGCAGCGAATCAAAGCTATTGAAGACTCTAAGCTTACGTTTGCATCGCTGGTGAAAAAGATCGCATCAGATCCTAATTTCAGAACCAATATAGGACTAGAGATGGAAAAAATGCGCTTAGCCACACAAGCAGAGAAAGAGCGCTTATCAGAATACATAAAATATGAAGACGGGCAAGTTGACCAGCCCTTTCTTTCATCAGACACTGTTAAAGGAGATTAAATGAAGACAGCAGTAATTTTTGGCGTTACCGGCCAAGACGGATCGTACTTAACTGACTTGCTACTTTCGGAAAATTATAAAGTGATTGGCGTCGCTCGAAGAAGTAGTGTAGACACAACCGAACGGATTGACAGGCATGAGAAAAATAATTCTTTTTTGCTAGTTGAGGGAGACATCACAGATGGATTCTGCGTTTCGGACATTATTAATAAATACCAGCCTGACGAAGTATATAATCTTGCAGCTCAGTCTCACGTTGGTACTTCTTTTAAGCAACCGACACTGACTTGGGATGTTACCGCTGGAGGATGCCTAAATATACTAGAAGCGATTAGGGTTTCCCCAAGATGTGATGATATTAAGTTTTATCAAGCGTCATCTAGTGAGATGTTTGGTAAAAACTTTACTGTTACAGATTATGGCAAATATCAAGACGAAGACACGGCTTTTATGCCTCAGTCACCATATGCAATTGCAAAACTTGCAGCTCACCACCTAGTTAGAAATTATAGAGATAGCTATGGTATTCATGCGTCTAGCGGAATCTTGTTTAATCACGAAAGTGAAAGACGCGGCGAAAATTTTGTAACCCGTAAGATCACAAAGTGGATTGGCAGTTTTGTAGAGTGGTTAAATGCAAACAATCTTGCAGCTCACCAGTTAACAGCGACTTCATCCGAAAACGAGAAGATATATGCTTCTGGACACCAAGAATCATTCGATAAGTTAAGATTAGGAAATCTACAAGCAAGGAGAGACTGGGGACATGCAAAAGACTACGTACGAGCAATGTGGCTCATGCTCCAACAAGAAGAACCGGACGATTATGTCGTCGCTACTGGAGAAACACACAGCGTTGAGGAATTCTTGGAATATTCTTTTAAGCACGCTCACCTTGGTGATTGGAGTGAGTACGTGTACATTGACCCTGAATTCTTTAGACCCGCTGAAGTTGATTACTTACTTGGTAACCCGTCCAAAGCAACAGCAAAGCTCGGATGGGAACCAGAAATAAAGTTTCAAGAATTGGCTGAATTAATGACGGAGGCTGATATCAATGAGAAATTACGACGACCCGGCTTACAAGAAGTTTAGAACAGATGTCCTGAAAAGGGATAAGTTCTGCTGTAAAATGTGTAAGGTGAGTGGCAAAAGGAAGAAAATGTACGTACACCATATTAGAAAATGGGCGAGTGCATCTTCTTTGAGGTTTGATGTCGGTAATGGCATTACACTTTGCTATAATTGCCACAAAGAAGTAACTGGTAAAGAAGAACACTACGAGTCTTATTTGTTAGGTTTAATCAATGGCTAAAAAGAAAATACCAAACTATACAGTAATTAAGGACACGAGAGAGCAGCGCGGTTGGATTTTTAATAAAGTTGACCGATGTAATGGCATGCTTACCGAAACCTTGAAAACTGGTGATTATACGTTGCAAGGATTTGAAGATCAGGTTTGTATTGAAAGAAAAATGAGCGTCGAAGAGATTGCCAACAATTTGGGCAAACAAAAGAAAAGATTTGATGCCGAAATACAAAGAATGATTGAGTACCCCTTCAGGTATATTGTTTGTGAATTTTCTATGTCTGATTTGATTGATTATCCAAATTCTATCTTTAGTGACAACATGAAGAGCCGAAGACCCGATTATGTTCAGGCTCAAATTAGCAAAAGAAGAATAACTGGTAAATATCTGTTAAAGACTTTGCTTGAGTATCAAACTTGGCATGGTATACATGTTCTTTTCTGCGATAACAAGACTAACGCATTTAAAGTGACTGACAGTATATTCAAGAGGTTAAATGAGATGTTTCATGGCCAAGACTAATAGATCTCAAATATATTCCGCACTTTCAAATTGGCACGACTATGGTGTTCTTAGCCAGACAAGAGAAATATTCCTTGGATCTGGAGACGACGGCTTAGATTCTAAAGATTCAGCTACCTTCCTGAAGAATCTTATAATGCTTGAGTCTCTGGGTCCACACCCTATAATTATTCACCAGTATAACATTGGTGGAGATCAAGCTGCCGGTTTTGCTATCTACGACGCAATTAAAGCGAGCAAGTGTAAATTTTTGTTTATGTGTTATGGCGCAGCGTCTTCTATGGGTAGTATCATACCGCAGGCAGTCATAGGTAAGGGTCTAAGGGTCACACACCCTCATACAGAGTGGTTAATCCATGAAGGGTCTTGTGAGGCCAGTGGAACAACAAAGCAGTTTATATCGAACGCTGAGGCCCTTAAAAAGTCAAAGGAATTAATGTATGACATATTTGTTAGGGCGTGCAAGAAAGGTGCCGCCTTTAAGGGTAAAAAACCTGCAGAGATTAAGGCCATCCTAAAGCGCAGATTAAATGTGAAAGAAGATTGGATTCTTGATGGACATCAAGCTGTCGAATATGGGTTTGCGGATGTTGTGTTCGGCAAAGGTCAAAATAATTCCATCGAAAACATACTCAAGAGATTGTAATGAAAAAAGAAAACATAGAGAAAGTATTGCAAGATGCTTGGCTTGGCATCAATGTAAAAGACGAAGATTTATTTAATCCGATTGATTTTATATTTCACGATGGAGACACCGATAAGATTTTGGAAAGAATCGCTTGGCTGTTTATGCAACCCGAGTATTTCTCTTTCGCATGTAAATATATCCTCAACATAGAAATTTCTCCGTTTCAATCTTTGCTACTAAAAGAAATGTGGAACAAGAAGTTTCCAATGCTAGTTGGTAGTCGTGGTATGGGTAAGTCATTTATACTTTCTGTATATCCATTGCTTCGAGCATTGTTTATGCCAAGAAGAAAAATTATCGTCGTCGGTGCGGCCTTTAGACAGTCGAAAGTGCTTTTTGAGTATATGGACACCATTTGGAAGAACGCGCCCATTCTGAGGGATCTGTGTGGCTCTAAGAGCGGACCAAGAAGAGATGTCGATAGATGTGTGATGCATATTGGTGACAGTACGATCACCTGTCTTCCTTTGGGTGATGGTAGCAAGATTCGTGGTCAACGTGCAAATGATATTATTGCTGACGAGTTTGCTTCCATTCCCAGAGACATTTTTGAAAATGTTGTTGCCGGTTTTGCTGCTGTAGCTGCGTCGCCAATCGAAAAGGTAAAACAAAGAGCACAAGCGAAAAAAGCCAAAGAGCTAGGCGTTGAAATTCAAGATGAAAAACAAAACTCAGGCATTATAGAAAAGTCAAACCAGATTATTCTTTCCGGTACGGCATATTATGACTTCAATCATTTCGCTGATTACTGGAAAAGGTATCGAGCCATTGTAAACAGTAAGGGCGATAGATTCAAGCTTCAAGAAGTATTTGGTCAAAATGTACCAGAAGACTTTGCTTGGGATGAATATTCTGTGATCCGTATGCCTGTTACTTCATTGCCCGAAGGCTTTATGGATGATGGCCAAATTGAACGAGCAAGAGCTACTGTACACTCTGGCATCTTCCAGATGGAGTATGGAGCTTGTTTTACTACAGACAGTCAAGGGTTTTTCAAAAGATCTTTGATTGAAAACTGCATAGCCTCAGAAGAAAACAATCTAAAAATTAAAGGCGAAGAAATACAGTTTGAAGCTATGCTGAAAGGCGACCCAAATAAAAAATATATATTTGGTGTTGACCCGGCATCGGAAGTTGACAATTTTAGTATTGTGGTTCTTGAATTGAATGGCACACACCGAAGAGTCGTTCATGTGTGGACTACGAACAGAAGTCAGCACAGAGACCAACTGAAGGCTCACCTTGTGGACGAAGATGATTTCTACTCTTATTGTGCTAGAAAAATTAGGAACTTGATGAGAGTGTTTCCTTGTGTGGAAATTGCACTTGATGCTCAGGGTGGTGGTATCGCTGTCATGGAAGCTCTGCATGACAAAGACAAAATAAGAGAAGGAGAGCTACCGATTTGGCCTGTGATCGACTGGGACAAACCAAAGGACACTGATAATGAACAGGGACTGCATATTCTTAAGATGTGTCAGTTTGCAAAGTATGACTGGCTAGCTGAAGCTAATCATGGACTTAGAAAAGACTTTGAAGATAAGATCGTCTTATTTCCTGCTTTTGATGCGGTTAGTCTTGGTCTTTCAGCAGAAGACGACAATAGAACTGGTAGAGTGTACGATACATTAGAAGACTGCGTGATGGAAATAGAAGAACTTAAGAACGAACTATCTATGATTGTTATGACTCAGACTTCTACAGGGAGAGAAAGATGGGACACTCCAGAAATTAAAGTTGCCGCCGGTAAAAAGAGCAGATTAAGAAAAGACCGTTACTCTTCTTTGATTATGGCAAACATGAGTGCTCGTCATTTTGGCGCACAGCAATCAGTTGTAAAGTACGATCATTACGGTGGTTTTGCCAATAAATCTCAAGGCCAACAACCTAAAGATGATGGCCCTCTCTATAATGGCCCTTCTTGGTTTACAGAAAATCTAGGCGATATCTATTAATTGTGTGTATAATCATTTACAATACAATTAACAATACCATTGACTGGAGAGCAATATAAATGTCAGACGATCTATACTTAACATGGGGCGATGATTTAGAACGTAGTCAAGCTTACGAACAGGCTTCAGATAACCTAAATGCGTATGATGGCGTACAAAAATCTTTTGCATACGACTATAGAACATTTATTGACACGGAACCTTCACGTTCTGTAAGACCTTCTTTTTATCGTAGTGATTACACTGCTTTCCGTCCGGGAGAAGCTGTACCCAAACACCAGAAGCGAATTATCAAGATGTGCATGCAGGCATATGATAAAGTCGGAATCATTAGAAATGTCATTGACTTAATGGGTGACTTTGCAGCTCAAGGTATCACCCTAGTGCATCCTAACCGTTCGGTAGAAAGATTTTATCGCAAATGGTTTGAAAATGTAAATGGTACTGATCGCTCCGAAAGATTCCTTAACTATTTGTATAGATGCGGGAATGTTGTAGTGAAGAGAAGAACTGCTCGTGTAAGTAAAGGTAAAGAAGCAGAATTGAAAAGAAGTACTGCCGCTCCAGACATGAAGATTGAAGAGATTCCTGTTGAGCGCAGAGTTATACCTTGGAAGTATGACTTCTTAAATCCGCTAGCTGTAGATGTTAAGAATAATGGCGCCGCATTTACAGGCGACATAGAATATGTTCTTAAGGTGTCAAAGAATACCGTAAACTCAATGATGAGTTATCAAGGAAGAAAAGGCGTGAACAAACAACTTCCTACAGACATCGTAAATAAGTTTAAGAATGGCGAAAGAGAGATTGAATTAGATCAGAACAAACTTTCAGTCTTTCATTACAAAAAAGACGATTGGAACCTATGGGCAAACCCAATGATCTATGCTATTCTTGACGATATTATCATGTTAGAGAAAATGAAGCTCGCCGACTTAGCTGCACTAGATGGAGCTATCTCTAATGTTAGGCTATGGACAATCGGTGACTTAGATCACAAAATCATTCCTACAAAAGCCGCTATTAATAGACTCAGAGATATTCTTGCTAGTAATGTTGGTGGTGGTACTATGGATTTGGTTTGGGGTCCTGAAATTGACTTCAAAGAAAGTACGACTCAAGTATATAAATTTTTAGGTGCAGAAAAATATCAGCCTGTTCTTACAAGTGTTTATGCTGGCTTAGGTATTCCTCCTACACTTACTGGTGCAGCTGGAGCTAGCGGTGGATATACTAACAACTATGTTAGCCTTAAAACTCTAATCGAAAGACTGGAATATGGTCGCGAAGTACTAAAAGAGTTCTGGGCTCAAGAAATAAAATTAGTGCAACAAGCAATGGGTTTTAGATTTCCTGCTGAAATGCACTTTGATTCAATTATACTGTCAGACGAAGCAGCTCAAAAACAATTACTAATGCAGCTCGCAGACAGGGATATTATATCTCAAGAAACTCTACTGGAGAGATTTAGAGAGATCCCTAATATCGAAAGGATCAGGGTTCGCCGAGAAACCAGAGAAAGAGCTAAAGACTCTTCTGCTCCGAGGAAGGCTGGTCCTTTCCACAATCCACAGCATTCGGATGATGTTGCTAAATTGGCAATGACAAAAGACTTGCTAGATAATGATGAGTATTTGGAAACATTAGGTTTGCCGCCTGCGGAGAATGTTGAAAATGATCCACCTGCAGATCAACCTAAAAGGCTGGAAGAGGAACAGGAAGAAGCTTTTAGTCCTGTGTCTGAAAACCCAGAAGGTGGAAGACCTATGCACTCCCGAGATTCTGGCCCAAGAAAACAAAAGAGAGTTCTACCTAGAAGTGGAGAGGGTGTAGCAAAAACCTTATGGGCCTACGAAGCACAGAAGGCAATTGCTGACTTGGTTACACCGATGGCTTTAGAACACTATCAAAAGAAAAACGCTAGAAGTCTTACAAAATCAGAGTTTGACGAGCTAGAATATCTTAAATTATGCATATTGACTGGCATGAAACCTTACATGGAAATAGATGCAGATGTGATTAAATCAATCATTGACGCAAGCACAAAACCTTCTAAGGAATTTACTGAAGCGATTGAAAATGCTGTAGCTTCTTTTGTCGATACTCAAAATAGAAAACCAAGTATTGATGAAATGAGATACATCTACGCTTCAACTTTCGCAAGCTATAGCTAGTTTTATAGCAAAAAATTAGCTATTATATATTTTTTGTGTATTATGATGTAAGGAGATCTTCATTATGAAAATATATGCACAAGAAATACAAGATGGTCTTGAGCAAGTAATTAGAGAAAACAACACAATTGCATATTGTTCTCATATTATTTGTGAAGACGATACTTTAAATAACAGCGAGGCTTCATCTGATGATAAAGCTGTCGCTCAGTCTTTCTTTGAGCTTCACAACGCAAAGGCAGAAAACAAAGACCAGATAGACTTGTACTATCTAAGTTCCGTTTTGGTCAGCAGTGGCTGGAATAAAAACGATGATGTTTTCGATGCGAAAGAAATGTGGGAAGCTCGTTCCACTCCAGAAGATAAGCAGTTTAACTATATGCACAATGAAAAAGACATCATTGGCCATATTACTGGTAATTACGTTACTGACTTTAGTGGAAACAAGTTAGACGACAAATTGTCTTGGGAAGAAGCTGGTTCGCCAAAAGACTTCAACATCATATCAACTGGTGTTCTATATAAGTCTTGGAGCGACATGGATCTTCGTGAGAGAATGAATAATATAATCGAGGAAATTGAAGAAGGAAAATGGTTTGTCTCGATGGAATGTATGTTCCCAAACTTTGATTATGCTCTGAGAGATTCTCAAGGCGAAAGCAAAATTGTAAGAAGAGAAGAAGCTTCGGCGTTTTTGACGAAACATCTTCGAGCTTACGGGGGAACAGGAAAGTACGAGGGTTACACAGTAGGTCGTTTATTAAGAAATATATCTTTCTCTGGCAAGGGCTTGGTTTCTAAACCTGCTAATCCTCGAAGTGTCATTTTGAATGACAACCAAAGTTTTAGTGAATTTGAAAGTGAATTAGTTACTGTTTCATCTATAAAGGAGAATAAGATGTCTGATATCTTACAGAAACAGTTGGACGACGTTAAAGCTGAACTTGTTGAAGCTCGCGCCGCCAACGAAACTATGAAGCAGGAAATGGAAGCACAGAAGTCTGAAGCTATTGAAAGTCAGCTTAAAACTTTTGAAGCCGAAATTACTGCTAAGGACGAAGCTATCGCTGAAGTCCAAGCTAAAGCTGACGAGGCTTTGGCAAAAATTGCTGAACTAGAAGAAAGTCTTTCTGCTAGTGAAGAAGCAAAGCTCGAAGCAATCGCTAAGATTGCTGAAATCGAAAAAGCTGCTGCCCTCGAAAAGAGAGTTGCTGCTTTAACGGAAGCTGGTCTTGAAGGCGAAGAATTGGACGAAGCTATCGCTCAATTTGAAAACCTTGATGATTCTACTTTTGATTTTATCGTTGCTAAGATGCATCCTAAGATGATCGAACAGCAAAAGAAGATGAAAGAAAAAGAAGAAGAAAAAGAAGAAGCTCGCAAAAAAGAAGAAGCTCGTAAAAAGGAAGAAGCACGTAAAACTATGGCTGATGAAGTTCTTGAAGAAGAAGTAGAAGAAGCTGAAGCAAGTGTTGAAGTCCTTGAAGAAGTGGAAGAAGAAGCTGACCTAGCAATGGCTGAAGCTATTGACGAAGACGATCCTGCAGAGGAACTTCGTTCTACAGCTAGTGAATGGTTTGGTACTCTTCTAAAGTCAACTGCAAACCTTAAATAATTAAGAGAAGGAGAATATATAATGGCTCTTAAATCAGATAGAAATGAAGTACAAACTGACATTAGCTTCTTCATGAATGAAGTTGCTACTAGAGGTGGTATTGCTTCTTTGTCAACTGGTGGTAGTGGTGCTGCTATGGATCAAGGTGCTGCTTTGGTTACTTATGCTGCTACTGCTTCCGGTAAAGTTCCTATGGGTATTTTGTTGAACGATATGGTTGATCTTGACCTTACTCGTCAGCACATTAACCAACATAAAGATGAAGTCCAGAAGGGTGGTAAAGTTACCATCTTGCGTAAGGGCTACATTGTAACTAACAGTATTGAAGGCGCAGATCCTGCTGCTGGTGATGAGGTATTCCCTGCTCATAGTGGTAATGTTTCTAAGACCGATATTGTTGGTGATGGAACTGTGTCTGCTATTGGTCGTTTCCTCTCATCGAAAGATGAAGATGGTTACGCTAAAGTAGAAATCAACCTACCGTAACTTTAGCTCATAAAGGAGAATAAGATAATGAATATGAAAGAACGTCCTTCAGCAGATTTTATCGAACTGCTCAAAAGATCAGGTAGTTCCGATAAAGCAGTTGCAATCGAAGCACAACGAGAAATCGCTAAAGCTTTAGAATTGCCACTTCGTAAAGGCGTATTGTTCGGCGATGTTGTAACTTCTATTTATGAAGCTATGCCACTTGAGCCGGGTGCTACACCTGAATTTCCACTTGACCTTCTTGCTCCGGGTACAGAAAGCGATCACGTTGCTTACACTAATCCGGGTCATGGTCGTATTCCAGAACGTAGCGTCGAAGGCGATTACGTAATGGTCAACACTTACGGCATCACAAGCTCGATTGACTTCTTGCTTAAGTATGCTCGTGAAGCTAACTGGAACGTTGTTGCTCGCGCAATGCAAGTTTTAGAAGCTTCATTTGTAAAGAAAATCAACGACGACGGATGGCACACTTTGCTAGCCGCTGCTGTTGATAGAAACATCTTGGTCTATGATGCTGATGCAGCTGCTGGTCAGTTTACAAAGCGTCTTGTATCTTTGATGAAGACTGTAATGCGTCGTAACGGTGGTGGTAACAGTGTTACTGCAAATGGTCGCTTGACTGACCTTTACCTCTCACCAGAAGCAATCGAAGACATCCGCAACTGGGGTGTTGATCAGCTTGACGAAGTTTCACGTCGTGAAATTTACGTAGCAGCTGACGACGGAGCTCCATTGACTCGTATCTTCGGTGTTAACCTTCACGACTTGTTTGAGTTTGGTGACAACCAAGAATATCAAAACTACTTCACTAGTGATCTCGGCGGTTCTCTCCAGACAGCTGACGTAGAATTGGTAATCGGTTTGGACCAAGCTGCTAACGATAGCTTTGTAATGCCTGTTAAGAAAGAAGTTGAAGTTTATGAAGACGAAGCTCTTCACAGACATCAGCGTCAGGGTTACTACGGTTGGGCTGAGATTGGATTTGGTGTTCTTGACAATAGAAGAGTTCTCGCTGGCTCATTCTAATATAGAACCTAATTCTAGAAGAAACCGTCCTATTGTCATGATAGGGCGGTTTTTTTGTGTATTTATATATAAGAGTCTTTATATATAGGAGTTTTAGCATGGCATTAGTACTGGCAGAAGACACTGTAAAAGAAACAACATCAACAACTGGCATAGATGTACTATTACTTTCTGGTGCAGTTTCTGGCTTTTCTACATTTGCTGTCGGTGTAGGAGCAAACAACACTACTTATTACACTATAGAAGATGCGAATGGCAACTTTGAAATTGGTGTAGGTACTGTTAGAACTTCTCCAGACAGGCTAGAAAGAAATATAGTGTTGGCCAGCAGCACTGGTTCTAAACTAGCTTTGTCTTCAGGTACACACACGGTTGAATCTGGTTATGCTAGTAATAGAGATACCTTCTTTGAAACTATAAAATATACTGCCTGTAGCCCTAAAAGTATTTATGTTCCATATGACGTTTTTGCTTCTCGCGAAGTCAACGCTTCTACAGGTACTTTTAGTCACAATATTACTGCCCCTAGCGGTCGTCTTGGTGAAACATTAAATGTTCCGACTGGAGTATTAAACACCTTGACTATGGATGGTGCAAACATTACTTCTGTTATAACTTCTTCCGATTCTTTTGCGGATGTAAACACTGCATTTATGACAGCTGCAGCAATAGAAGATAGATATAGTAGTAGCGGTGCTGGAACGATGAATACCGTCAAACGAAATGATGTTCAGGTTGGCGGGAGTGATATAGCTACATTAAATTTTTCAAGTGATTTCGGTGTTGCCGAAGATCCAGACACAGAAATAGGTATTACAATAGGTACGCTTAATCAAAATACTACTGGAAGTGCTGGAAGTTTTTCATCAGCTGTTACTATTACATTGAGTGGAGATGTTACTGGGTCTGCGAACTTTACAAGTGCAGGCGACACTGCAACAATAAGTACAACAATTGCTGATGCCGGTTTAACTTCTATAGCAGGTCTTACTACAGCTGCTAACAAAATGATCTACACCACAGCTCTCGACACATACGCAGTTGCAGACCTAACGGCAGCTGCTAGAACTTTGTTAGATGACGCTACTGTCGGTGACATGAGAACTACTTTAGGTGTTGCTATTGGCAGTGATGTTCAAGCTTACGATGCTGGCTTAAATTCTATAGCCGGTCTTACTACTGCCGCCAATAAAATGATCTATACAACAAACTCCGATACATATGCAGTTGCAGACTTAACGGCAACCGCTAGAACTTTGTTGGATGACGCTACTGTTGGCGATATGAGGACAACTTTAGGTGTTTATGCTTCTACTACTACTCTCAACAATATAACAACTCCTGATGGGGATTTAAGTTTAAATAGTAATAAGATCACAAACCTAACAGATCCTACTGGCGATCAAGACGCAGCTACCAAGTCATATGTTGATGCAATTAAATCAGGTTTAGATGTGAAGGATTCTTGTCGTGTTGCCACCACAACAGCTGGCACTTTGTCTACTTCTTTTGCAAATGGGCAAACAGTAGATGGTGTTACTCTAGTTACAGGTGATAGAATACTAATTAAAGATCAAGCAACAGGATCAGAGAACGGTATCTATACTGTCAATTCTAGCGGTGCTCCAACTAGAGCTACAGATTTTGACTCAAATGCAGAAGTGACTTCTGGAGCATTTACTTTTGTAGAAGAAGGCACTGTCAACGGTGATGGAGGTTTTGTCTTAACAACAAATGACCCAATTACTGTGGGCACTACCAGCTTGACTTTTGTACAATTTTCAGGAGCTGGTCAAATAACTGCTGGTACTGGATTGAGCAAATCTGGGAATACGCTGAACGTTAACATAGGTAGTGATGTTCAGGCTTATGACGCTGGCTTA